CATTAACAATTTTTCAGGGTCTTCTTTTTGAGCAAGTTTATGGAAAAAGAAAACGTCATTGCGAGTACGGTATGTATCGAACGACGCTCTAATTTTTCCTCTGTACTTATGATAATCGTAACCGTCAGTAGTAAAATGCTTTTTCATAGCAAGGTACTTTACATAACAGTTAAACGATTCCTCATTCGCAAAGCTCTGTGATGTCTTGATCATCTTTAATCACCATTTTCATTTTCACTGCTTCAGTCCTAACTTTCTCTTTTAGGATAGAAGACTTTTTGACTATATCGGCTACTGCCTCTATTTCCAATCCATTTTGACGCGCGTATTCAACTAACGCATCAATATAATTAACTCCGTTTGACAACATGCTTGAAATCTCGTGGTGTACCTTTTCAGGTGTACGAGGGTTAATAACCTTTTCTTTTGGATCTACGATCGCAATTGTTCTGTCCATGTTAGCCATTCAATGATTTCACTCCAGATAGCCAGTTTTCAGCGGCGCTTTCTGCCCAATGAATTGACTTACCTTCATATACTTCTTCCTGAATAAATTCTTCATTAATAAAAAACCTGCAGCCACTGCCATTTGCTGTATTAAAATATTCAGCTTTAAGTGTCTTGCCTGCCTTTTCCATTATAATAGTGTCGCCTGCCATTTTACTTTCCTTAATATTTGAAGTCGATTTCATTGAGCCACAGTTAGAGCAATATGTAACGGTTACTTTAAAATCATAACCGCCTATTTTTATATACTCATAACCTTGATTTATAATAACTATATCACAACAACCGTAGAGTGTCAACCGTTAATCTCCGCAAAAAGAACATTATTTACATAATCGTCTTTGTCTTCCTCAGTTATACCCATAGCAAGTATAGACCGGTGAAGGTGCGGATTTTTCTTTTGGTTAAAACAATATTTGTTTAGTAGAGGTGATGTATCTCGTTCTGACTCATACGCCATATCATCTAGGTTATCTAAGTAATAATCTACGAGATCAGATGTTATAGCAATAAATTGGTCAAGTTCTTTATCAGTATTAATATTGCCAACAGCAATCATTGATTCTGAAAATATTTCTTTTGCCCAATCTGGTAATTCTCTTGGTTTATTCCATTCCAGGTCTTTAACCTTATCAGCCATGTAAGTACTATAAGGATGCTCAACACCATGCAATGGAGAAAAATCCATAAAAGAACCTGTAATCTTTTTTGGACCAGCAACAATATCAAACCCTAAGATTGGTAATTCTAAACCAGCCTTAGGGAAGACATTAACATGCATTAACCAAAGTCCTTTGCCATCTGCAGGTACAATAGTTTTTAAATGCGCTTTGTCTACTTGATCTGAGTGCCAGAACCTGTCATCCCAATCTTTAAAATATAGATCAGCCATGGCAGGTTCGTCATACTCAGTAAAGTTATCTTGGAATTTGCCGCGTATGTGAGCAGCATAATCGTTTAATCTATCCCATAATGGAGTCATTTGTTTTTTCTTAGCCTTCGGAGTTTTGCAAATTCATTTAACAACCGAGTTTCTCTAATTGTTTTAAGTAAACTGCGTCGGTTACGAGCTGTTCTACTTCTGGACATTCGTTCAGCACGAGCCTTCGGTTTAAGGTTAACTGTATCTAATGCATCATCTTGCATGTTACTCTCCTTATATGTTTTGATTTATATTAGTATTTTATAACAAATAGCTAAGAATGTCAACGGTTATTTGGATAATTCGTCAAATAATTCTGATGCGAAACTAAAGCAAGCCTTTGCTTCATCTTCCATGCCATCATGTAATAGTTTTCTAAATTCTTCAATGAGTACTTTAGTATCGCCTTCAAACTCATACATAATCCCTTTTCCGGGTGTCTTAGCTTTAATGATTTGTCCACCATGTAATTCACCAAAATGTCTTACATACATATGAGCCAATAGACTATCATTATCATCTGCATCAGCTAGTCCTTGCATGTGAGTCATACATCTGCTTACTGATTCTGGATAATGGTCAATATCGTCAAAGCCATAGATTTCGCCAAGTTCTTCAATGTCTTGTAGAATACGTGGAGCTCTATAGATTGCGGTAAGATTTGGTGGAATGATTACAATGTTTTCTAATAATTCATATACTAGATATTGACAGTTTAAAAACTTGTAATATACGAATGGGTCTATACCACCACTAATTAATTGCTTAGCAAATTTTCTACGTTCGGCTGCTTGGTGGTGTGCCCATGTGAGTTGCTTCAGTTTATTAGTCATAATATATTGCCCTCTGTTATGGTGTACCTATTATTTATACAAACTAAAAGAGAGGCCGAAGCCCCTCTGATAATACATAATTTTTATAAACTTAGAAGTTAAAGCTTAATCCAACTGATGGTGTAATTTCTTCACTATCAAAGTTATAGTTAAGTTTTGTTTCTACGTCCATACCTGCAAACTCAACGTCACCGTTAACACCTACGTCTTTCATTAGGTCATTTTGGTCGCCGCCGATATAACCAGTTAATGGTCCTACAGTTGCGTCAGCTTCAAAGCCAAGTGTTTCTGATACTGAACCGTATGATACTGCACCACCAACTCGTACGTTTTCCAACATACCGTCTGTATCTGCACGTCCTGCTACAATCCATGCTTCGCTGTTTAAGTTATAGTCAGCTACTGCATTGATGTTAGCAATTCCTAATGGAATACCGTAACCAGCTTGTACGTTTTGAATGTCTGTTAAGTCATCCATGTTTAAACCGGCTGCCACTGATACACCCAAGATAGTTGCTTGAATGCTTTCGTCAGCAATTTTTGCTTCTTCAATAGAAGTACCATTTTCTGTATCAATCCAGATATTGCCTTGGTCACCAAACGATAATTCAGTACCACCAATTGATGTAGCAATTGAATATTCGTCTAAAGCCAAATCGTTATTTGAATCAACGACGAATGACATAGAACCTGATGCTAAACCAGATCCTGCAGATACGCCAAGATCAAAAGATGATGTTGCACCCCAATCTCCACTAGCACCTTCAGCAATTACTGTTTCAATTTTACCAGTTACCCCAACTGGTGCTTCGGTTACTTCTTGAGCGATTACGCTGCCAGCTACCAAAGTCAGTGCTGTTGTTAATAAGAATTTACCCATGTTACCTTTTTCCTTGTAATAGTTTTTATTAAGTGCCACTTTTCTGTTGCTAAGTAAGTGGCCAACTCCCTGTGATTATGCCGCTAAGGCTAATCCAGATGGTTTATAATTGTTATTTGCAATTATTGAATTTGATCTATACGCGATCACCCGATGAACTCCATTAAGCTATTCCGTCCGTCGATCCTAATATCTGCCCCATCAAAAACACATCGTTTATTCCTATCGGTGCGTAGAGTATAATGCTCCCGATGCGCTTATGGTGGAGCAGCGCGGTACTGCCCCGCGGTCCGATCCGTATTCACGTCATTTCAACGTTCACTAGTTATATATAATACATATGGTGCAAAATGTCAATAGCTTTCCATTTTAATAAAAATACTGTAACTATTTTGTAACAGTCATTATAACCATTATTATTTTATAGTAGATAAATCTATTATATACCACTTTAAAAATATTGTCAATAGATATAAATAGGTTTATGACAAAATTTTATATTACTGGTACTAGACGAGGTCTAGGTGAAACATTGAAACAAAAATATGGTATCGTATCATCTTTAGAGGAATGCGATGTATTCATTAATTGTAAACACGATGGATTTGAACAAGTTAAGTTATTATACGAAGCAGCCAAACTTGGTAAACGTATTATTAACATAGGTTCTAATTCACCGGATCAATCAAAATATCACCCACATATGTATCAGGTTGAAAAGGCAGCGCTTGATAAAGCGAATGACCAGTTATTTTATCAAGGTATAGAAACAACCATCGTACGGTTTGGTTATTTTGATTCACCTCGTGTTGCAGAGGTAAAAGATAAAAAGATGAGTATAGAATATTGCTGTGAGGTAATTGAGTGGGTGTTAGAGCAGCCACATAGAGTAAAGGAAATTACGGTATGTCCATAAACATAGAGCATATATTATTGGAATTAGAAGATTTACCAAAATATGATACACAGCTTTCATTACAGGTAACAGCTGATGGTTCTAGCGGTGAAGGTCAATTAGCAAAACTGGATTATAAAGAGGAAGACTTTAATGTATTTGCTTACGATATACCATATACAAATTCTGTATTATCTGAATTAGGAATGTATAGAACTCGACTTATGAATATGAAACCAAAAACATGTTATTCATATCATTGGGATCCAACTAAACGAATGCATATACCATTACTTACAAATGAAAATAACTTTTTTGTTATAGACGATGAAATAAGCAGGTATCCTGCAGACGGTTCATATTACCTTATAGACACTACCAAGAAACATACTTTTGTTAATGCTTCATTTGAGAATAGACTTCATATTGTAGGTTGTGTAAGTGAGTAATATCCCCAGTATAGAAAATGCTTTGATAGTTATCCTTATACATTAGTTCTA